TGGGTCTGGCACCCCTGGCTCTGGTACTACCTGCTCACCCAGGTCGACCAGTCCGGCCGCCCCCTGGTCGTACCGGGCACCCCGAACAATATCGGCTACAACCAGGCCGCCGTCGACGACGACGGCCCCGTGGCCTCGGGCCCGGTCGGCTGGTACCAGGGCCTGCCGGTCATCCTGGACCCCAACGTCCCGGTCAGCTTCCCGGCCACCGGCGGCACCAACCCGCAGATCACCACCGTCTCCGCCGGGCAGTTCGCGCCCGCCGCCGGCTCCGGGGTGTTCACCCCGATGGTGGTCGGGCTGTGGAACGACCTGTTCCTGTGGGAGGGCGACCTGCGCACCCGCGCCCTGACCGAGGTCCTGAGCGGGAACCTGCAGGTGAGGTTCCAGCTGTACAACTACGTCGCCGCGATCCCCAACCGGTACCAGGCCTACACCGCCGTACAGACCGGCGCCGGCCCCACCACCGTGGCCGCCGCGGGCTCGGCCGTCTCGTACTCCACCCTCACCCAGTACTCCGCCACGCCTGCCAACAGCGTGCTCAACATGATGAGTCAGGGGTTCTGACATGGATCTCTCCGGCGGCCGCTACGCGGACTACAACGAGGAATGGCTGCTCGACGGGCAGCCCAACCCGCCCTACCGCCGCAGCATCTCGCGCGGCGACATCAACACCGCCGCCGTCACCGGCGCGGCCACCCAGGTCCCGTACGTGGTCGCCGTGCCCGCGCAGGTGGGGGACGTCATCAACTACGTCACCTTCGGCATCGGCACCCTGGCCGGCACCCCCGGGGCCACGTCGTTCGTCGTGGTCTACTCCGCGATGCCGACCGCCGCGGCGGCCGCGACCGTCCTGGGCGTGTCCGCGGTGACGACGTTCACCGCGAACGCCAACAAGATCCTCCTGTCCGCGCCGGTCGTCGTCGCGCCCACCGTCGGCACCCCGCAGAACGCCGTCGCCTCGACCCTGGGCAACGGGCCGGTCGTGCTCGGTGTGGCGATCGTCGAGACCTGGACCACCACCGGTTCCCTGTTCGACGCCATGGCCGGCGGCGCGGCCGCGTTCAAGGGCCTGCTGACCGGTCAGCTCCCGCTGGTCACCAAGCTCCCCACGCTCGGCGGGACCCCTCCCGCCGTCGGCACCAGCTCCGGTACCTCGATCACCGCCCCGGCCACCGGCCTGGTGCCGTACGTGGTCCTGAGCCGGTCCTGAACCTGTGTCGGGTCCGGTAGGGCACTGCCGGACCCGACACAGCACCACCCATCCCCCTGTGCCCAGGAGGCCACCCATGTGGAACGACCCGAGCCAGCCCCATGGCCTGGTGTGCCTGCCCTGCGTCATCGAGCGCAAGCAGGCCGAGCAGGCCAGCACCCCGCAGGCCGAACTGCCCAAGATGCGCGCGGCGATCACGCTGCTGCAGGGCGCCGTGCCGCACTGCTACGAGCACATCGCCATCCAGCACCAGTCCCCGCTCATGGTGCCCGGGCGGCCGGGATGAGGCCGGCCGAGCCGCTGCCGACCGAGGGCCCGCCCTCGGGCGTCCTGCGGCGTCTGCAGCGCGAGCTGTGGTTCGCGCGTGACGCCGGCGAGACCCGGCGCGTGCAGGACCTCACCCGGCAGATCGGCCAACTGCGCACGCAGGCCACACCCGAGGCCCCGCAGCGCGAGGACACCGCGGCCGCCGACCCCCGCCGCGAGACCACCCGCAAGACCGCCGCACCCCGCAAGACCGCAGCCCGCAAGCCCAAGCCAAGGAGTTCCCGTGTCCCTCGCCAGTAAGCTCCTCTCCGTCCTGGACGAGTTCCGTACCGTCATCGCCTCCCAGGTCAACTCCGGCCAGCTGGTGACCATCGACGGCCACATCGACGCCGTCGCCGCCCACGTCGAGACCGACGTCGCCGCCGCCGACACCAAGGCCAAGGAGGTCCTGGGCGCGCTCTATGACGCCCTGCACGGCGCCCCGGCCTCCACCGCCCCGGCCACGCCCGTCGACGCCACGCCGGCGCCCGTTGCCGACCCGGCCCCGGTCGCCCAGGAGCCGGCCCCCGTTGAGGCCGCGGCCGCGCCGGTCGAGGCCGCTGCGTCCGAGACCCCCGCGAGCTGACCTGTGCCGAACTTCCTGGTCGCCACCACCACGGCAACGCTGGTTGCCTCAACCGCGTACACCGCCCTTGAGCTGCGGCCGCCCGCGGGCGTCGCCGCCAAGATCGTCAAGTGGTGGGTCGACTTCAACTCGGCGACGTCCACGGACAAGCCGGTCCTGGTGCAGGCCGGGAAGTTCAGCGCCGCGGTCACCACGGCGACAGCGGCCAACCCGACGCCGCTGTCGTTCATCGGCTCCGACACCACGGCGTCCACCGCGGCCAGCGTCCTGACTACCGCCGAGGGCGCCGGGACAGCCAGCGGCCAGGTGGAGAGCCACTACGTACTGCCCCAGGGCGGCATGTACGTGGCCTGGGAGACCGACGACACCGCGCTGTGGGTGGCGCCCGGCACCTTCTACCGCATCCGACTGACGCCCGGATCCGCCCTCACCACCACGACCGCCAACGTCGGCGCGGTCTGGGTCGAGTAGAAGGGAGGGACGGCTGTGCCTTACGACCTGGGCGGCGTGGCCGTCCTCAGCTACACGGCGTACGACACCGGCGGCAACCCGGCCGCCCCCGGCGCGATCAGCCTGACGGTCACCCAGCCGGACGGCACCACCGCGTCCCCGGTGCCGCAGCTGGTGAGTGTCGGGGTCTACCAGGCGTTCTTCCAGACCGTCCAGCCCGGGCGGCACACCTTCCGCTGGCTGGCCACCGGCACCCCGGGCCCAGGGGTCGGTGTCGGCGCCACAGCCGACCAGTTCGACGCGCTGCCCGCCCTGGCCGGCACCGTCCTGTCGCAGGCCGACTGCCTGCAAGCCCTGAAGCTGACCGGCAGCACCGACACCAACCTGCTGTCGGAAGTGGCCGCTTACAACGCCGCGGTCACCTTCGTGCTCGAGAAGCTGTGCGGGCCGATCGTCGTGCAGCAGGTCACCGAGCGCTACCTGGAGTCCGGGGAGAGCGAAGTCATCATGCTGCGGCGGATCCCGGTGTTCCAGTCGGCCGCCCAGCCCTACCCGATCCTGTCCATCACCCCGGTGCTGACCTACGGCCTGACCTACGACCTCAGCCTTCTGACCGTCAACAAGGCCGACGGCACGCTGCGGCACGTGGCGGGGTTGCCGTTCTGGAACGGCCCCTACGACATCAGCTATTGGTGCGGGCGCCCGGTCGTGCCGCCCAACATCCTGCTGGCCGCGCGGATCATCCTGCGGCACCTGTGGGGCCTGGAGCGCGGCGGCGCCGGCGCCAACTCCCAGGGCTACGCCTCGGACGACGTGACCATGCTCTACGGCTACGCGATCCCCAACCGCGCCTTGGAGATCCTGGACGGCCCGGGCACCCGCGACCCCGGAGGCATCGCATGATCGCCTGGCTCAACCACTGGCTGGTCACCGACTGGTGGATCCCGTCCTGGCCGAACATCTTCGCGCCCAGCGCCCCGACCCTGCTCGGCGTGCTGTGGGGCCACCTGCGCCTCAAGGCCCACGTCACCGCCCACGGCACGACCCACTGCCCGGGCTGCCACTGCGCAGGTGAGCCGACGTGACCATCACCACCAGCAGCATGGCCGCGGCCATCGACTACCTGGTCACCGCCTGCAGCAACGCTTTCGGCGCCACCGCGCACGTCTTCGACGGCCCCCCGATCGGCGACACCGAGCTGGTGCTGGATGACCGGATCTGGATCGGCTACTCGCCGATCAGCGCCGGCCTGGCGGCCGCCAACGGCACCCAGGACTTCGCCGCACTGGGCGCCCGCTCCCGCAACGAGACCTACAGCGTCCTGTGTGCGGTCGAGCACTGGTCCGGCGCGACGGACATGCGGCCCCTGCGGGACGGCGCGTTCGTGCTGCTGCGCCAGGTCGAGACGCTGCTGCGCGGCACCGGCGGCGCCCCGGGCGACTGCACGCTCGGCGGCGCGGTGCTGTTCGCGCAGTTGGCGGGGGGCCTGGAGCTCCACCAGGCGCAGACCCCGGACGGCGCCTCCGTCCTGATCCAGTTCTACGTCCAGTGCCGCGCGCGCCTGACCAGCTAGGAGACCCAGATGGCCCGTTTCCGCAACGACTTCGGCGAGGACCGCGTCGTGCCCACGCTCGGCTACGCCCTGGTCCCGCCCGGCGACACCGTCACCGTGCCCGATGACGAGTGGGAGCACTGGGTGGCCGGCGGCTGGACGCCGCTGGACCCGGATCCGCGCCCGCAGGATGCGCCGCCGGCACCCGCGCCCGCACCGAGTCCTGTGCCGGCTCCGGTTCCTGCGGCGGCACCTGCGCCGCCCACCCCGGTGCCCGCCGCTGTTCCTGCGACCAGTGAGGACGATGCCAAGTGACGATCACCACCGTGGGCGCCGGGATCGGCGCGACCGCCGCGATCGTGCCCGAGGTCAGCTACTCAGCCGTCGTGGCCTCGCCGGCCTGGACCTGGTTCGAGCCCAACGCCATCACCCCGAAAAGGATCAAGACCACCAAGCAGAGCGCGAGCCTGGCCGCGGGCCGCATGGTCGACGTCGCCGCCAGGCGCGTGGTGGTCGAGCGCGGAGCCACCTTCGACATGCCCCTGGACTGGTGCCAGGCCAGCCACTTCACCACCCTGGTCAACCAGATCTCCAGCACCTACGCGGCGGGCGCCGCCGGGTCGCAGGCCGCGCTGGGCGGCATCTGGTCGGCCGGCGCCCGGCTCACCCCGGCCGCGCCGGTCCTCGGCTATACCCATACGTTCCGCAACTCCATCGCCGGGCGCTCGGCGGCGATCCAGCTCGGCCTGCCCACCACCGACGCGGTCCTGCGCCAGCAGGACCTGCTGGGCGCCAAGCCCACGAAGTTCGCGTGGACGTGCAAGAGCGGCGAGTTGCTGGTCTGCAACACCACCTGGGACGCCCGGTACCTGGCCGACCCTCTGATCGACACGCTGTATCCGACCGCGACCACCGGCGGCGCCACCCAGACCCCCTACACCCAGGCCACCCCGAGCTACGCCACCGCGATCCCGTGGGACTTCGCCAACGCCCAGATCCAGATCGGCGCCTCCATTGCGGCCGCCTCGACCGCGGCCCCGGTGGACGGCGTCACCTCGTTCGACGTGTCCGTGGAACGCAAGCTGAAGGTCGGCCGACAGTACTTCGGCAACGCGGGCTTGAAAGACGAGCCCGTCACCAACGACGTCGTCGTGATCACCGGAACGATCATGTCCGACTTCGTCAACAAGACCTACTGGGCCGATGCCTTCTACAGCGACACCCCGCTGTTCATCATCGTCACCTTCAGCGCGGGCGCCCTGGCCGCCACCGCCCCGGCCCTGCAGTTCGTGCTGTCCAACGTCTTCCTCAACGGCGACTCCCCGGCCGCCGGCAGCCACGACGTCATCAACACCAGCTTCCCGTTCGTGGCCCTGTACGACCTGGTCAACGAGCCGCTGACGGTGATCCTGCAGACCACGGACGCGGTCGTCTGATGGCCGCCGTGCGTATCGAGGGCGCCGACCAACTGCGCCTGCTCGCAGCCCGCCTGAACACCGCAGGCCCCGACCTGCGCAAGCACGTCGCGCTCGGCTTGCGCACGGCCGCCAAACCGGTGGTCGCCGAGATCCGGGCCACGGTCAAGCAGGACGGCGGCGGCACGCGCGGCGCCGGCGCGAAGGCCCGGGCCGCGCACCGCCTGTCGCGCAGCAAGTCCAAGCGCGCCACCGCCGCCAAGTCCGCGGAGAAGAAAAGCGGGCTGCGGGCGACCATCGCCGCGGCCACCGGCAGCAGCGTCACCACCGGGCCCGACCGGATCAACGTGACGTTCCGCATGCGGTCGAGCATGCTGCCCCCCTCGCAGCGGACGCTCGGCAAGCGCTGGAACAAGACCCAGGGCTGGCGCCACCCGGTCTTCGGCCACGACGTGTGGGTCCAGCAGCGCGGACGGCCCTACTTCGACGTGGTCATCAAGGCCAACGCGCCGCTCCTGGCGGCCGGGGCCGAGACGGCCCTGCGGAAATCCATCGAAATCCTCGACACCGCCAACCACCTCTGACAGGACTCTGATGATCACATTCAAGATCAACGGCGAGGGCGACGACATCACCTACGAGGAAAGGAGCCTGACCTTCGCCGAGGGGATGGAGGTCGAGCAGCAGACCGGGCTGGGCGTGGGCAAGTACCTGAGCACGCTCAACGACGGCACGACCACCTCGACCGCGGTGCTCTTCTGGATCGGCGCGGTCAAGCACGCCGCAGCCCAGGACGGCCTCAGCTTCCGCGACGCGGCACGCGTGCTGACGTTCAAGGCCTTCACCGACGACGTCGACCTGGTGGCGACCTACAGCGGCCTGACCCGGCCGGACACCGCGGCGCCGTCGGACCCTACCCAGCCGGCCCCGGATGGCTCGACGGCGCCCACGTCCCCCGTCACGTCCGAACCGTTGCCGCCGGAGACACCCTCGCCGGCACCCGGGACACCTATCTCGGACTCTTCGCCTACTACCTCGGCATTCGTCCCTGGGAGTGGGACCTCCTGACGGTCCAGGACATCCCTCGCCTGACCAGCGTCGTCGACAAGCTCAACACCCCCAAGACCTGACAGGAGGCCTCGTCCGTGAGTGGAACCGATCTGGTCTTCCGGCTGCTCGCGCTGGACGAGGCATCCCGGGTCTTCAAGGAGGTGCAGAGGAGCGCGGCGGAGACCGCCATGGTGGTGGATGAGTCCAACTCTAAGATGGGCGTGTCCTTCGAGAAGGAGGCGGCGAAGCAGAAGGAGTCGTCGGCGGCCGGCACCAAGGGCCTGATGGGCATGTCCCCGGCGCTGCTGGGCGTGGCGGCGGCCGCCGTGGTGGTCGGCGCCAAAACGGTCGAGATGGGCCAGGAGTTCGAAAAGGGCGTCACGACCCTGAAGACGGGCGCGGGCGAGAGCGCCAAGAACATCAACCTGGTCTCGCAGGGCATGCTGAACATGGCGGTGCAGACCGGCACGGGCACCGCCGAGCTCACCAAGGGCCTGTACATGATCGAGAGCGCCGGGTTCCACGGCGCCGACGGCCTGACCGTGCTCCATGCTGCGGCTGAGGGCGCGAAAGTCGGCAACGCCGAGCTGGGCACAGTCAGCAACGCTTTGACCGACATCCTGATCGACTATCACATGAAGTCGACGCAGGCCGCGTCGGCGACGAACATGCTGGTCGCCACCGTCGCCGCGGGCAAGACGTCGATGGAGGAGCTCGGCGCCAGCATGAGCGCGGTGGTGCCGCTGGCGTCGAGCGCGCACATCGGGTTCGAGCAGGTCGCCGGCGCGATGGCGACGATGACCGGGCACGGCATGTCCGCCCAGCAGGCCAGCCAGAACCTCGCCAACACCATCCGCTCGCTGCAGGCCCCCAACGCGGTTGCGGTCAAGGAGATGCAGTCGCTGGGGCTGAACACCACCCAGGTCTCCCAGCAGCTCGGCTCCAAGGGCCTGACCGGCACCCTGACCGAGCTCACCACCGCGATCACCTCGCACATGGGCCCGGCCGGCACCGTGCTGCAGAGCGCGTTCGAGGCCTCCAGCTCGGCGGCACAGAACGCAAAGACCATGATCGGCACAATGCCCCCGGCACTGCAGAAACTGGCGCAGGAATACCTGCACGGCGACATCACCGCCAAGCAGTGGTCGACCGGGCTCAAGGGCCTGGACCCGATCACCTCGCACCTGATGAAGCAGTTCGCTCTGACGGCCAAGCAGACGCACAGCTTCAACCACCTGCTCACCTCCGGCGGCCCGGCGGCCCAGACCTACAACGCCGCGCTCGAGAAAATGACGGGCGGGGCGACCGGGCTCAACACCTCGCTGATGCTGACGGGTGAGAACCTGCCGACGTTCGAAGCCAACGTGAAGAGCATCGGGGCCGCCGGCAAGCAGACCGGCAGCGACGTCACCGGCTGGTCCGACGTCACCCACACCCTCAGCTTCAAGCTGGACGCGGCGAAGCAGGTCGTCGAGACCCTGGGCATCCGCATCGGCCTGATGCTCATGCCCGCGGTCAAACTGCTGGTGGGAGGGTTCACCGACGTAGCCAAGTTCGCCGAGACCGGGGCCACCTGGCTGACCCGGCACAAGACCGTCGCGGAGGCCCTGGGCATCGGTATCGGGGCGGTCCTGCTGCCCTCGCTGTGGGGCGTGGTGGCCGCCATGGGCGCCGCCGCCGTCGAGACCGCCATCGCCGCGGCCCCGTTCATCGCCGCCATCGCGATCATCGCCGCCCTCGGGTACGGCATCCTGGAACTGGTCGACCACTGGACGGCGGTGCAGCACTTCCTCGGTGACATCTGGCACGACACCGAGCATGCCTTCGAGGCCGTGTTCGTGGACCCGACGATGGCCGCGGTGCACTTCCTGGAACGCGGCGTCACCGCCGGCGTCAGCTTCCTCGGGCGGATCTTCACCAAGGACATCCCCAACTGGCTCCACGAGGGCGAGCACGCCTTCGAGGCCGTCTTCGTCACCCCGGCCGTCACCGAACTGCACTTCCTGGAACGGGGCTTCACCTCCGGCATCGGCTTCGTCGAGCGGATCTTCACCCGCGACATCCCCAGCTGGCTGACCACCGGTGCGCACCTGTTCACCGCGATCTTCGTCACCCCGGTGATCAATGCCGTGCACTGGCTGGAGACAGGGTTCAGCAACAGCTTCGGCGCGATCAAGGGCTTCATGTCCGCCGCGTTCAACGACGCCATCGGCATCGTCCGCGGCCCCGTCGACGGCATCATCGGCCTGGTCGACCAGGCCATCGGCTACCTCGACAACCTGCACGTGTCCATCCCCTCCTGGGTCCCGCTCATCGGCGGCAACTCCTTCGGGGTGAACATCCCCACCATCCCGATGCTGGCCGGCGGCGGCCTGGTCATGCCGCAGCGCGGCGGCACCACCGTCACCGTGGCCGAGGCCGGCCAGGCCGAGATCGTCAGCCCCCTGCCCGCCCTGCAGCAGGCCGTGACCACCGCCGTCCAATCCGCCGGCGGCCGCGGCCGCGGAGGCGCCGCCAGCGCGGGGTCCAGCGCGGACGACCCGCTGTACGCGGTTCTGGACCTGCGCCTGAACGGCGAGCACATCGACCGGATCCTGCTGAAGTTCCTCAAGTCCGGCGGCACGCTGCAGTCCGTCGCGATGGCGGTGGCCTGAGATGCCGTACGCCGTCCGCACCCGCGTCCGCCCCCTGCCGCGCCGCCCGCGCCCGCGCGCCCCGCGCCGCGTCATATCGGTGGTGCCGCCCGGGACCGGACAGACCCTGGCCCAACTGCTGGGCGGCTGGGCCTTCGCCGTCCAGGTCTACCTCAGCTTCGACCCCCCGGCCACCGTCAACCCGGCCTGGCTGGACGTGACCGGGTTCGTCGACCAGACCGCGGGCATCACCATCACCCCCGGCCGCGCCGACGGCCTGTCCGACGCCAACGCCGCCACCTGCTCCCTGACCGTCGACAACACCGACGGCCGCTTCACCCCCGGCAACCCCAGCGGGGCCTGGAACGGGCTGATCCGCAAGGGCTGCTGGCTGCGCGTCGACGTCCTGCCCCTGTCCGGCACCGTCTCGCGCCGCTTCACCGGCTACCTCAACAACCTGCCCACCGTCATCGAAGGCCAGAGCGGCAGCGTCGCCCTGGGCGCCGCCGACAGATTCGGGCCCCTGTCCCAGGCCCCAAAACTCCCCTCGATGATCGTCGCCGAATGGCTGTCCGACCCGATCGGCGCCCCGCTGATCACCGGGTACTGGACCCTGCACGAACCCGCCGGCGCCACCTACGCCACCGACATCAGCGGCCAGGCCCCCGCCGGCCGCCAGGCCCTCGCGGTGCGCAACTTCGGCGTCAACCCCGGCAGCGGCATCACCTGGTCCCACATCCCCGCCCCGGGCTTCGACCAGCAGTCCACCATCAGCTTCGCGCCCTCCGGGACGGTGCTGCCGCAGAACGGCGGCGGCAACACCAGCGCTCTGTCCAAGGGCAGCTACCTGCAGGGCACCATCCCGCTCACCGCCATCGCTCACATCACCTGCTGGATCAACACCACCACCGCCGACCAGCCCATCTGGAGCTGGACCGACCCCACCACCAACTACGCCTTCGGCATCGACCTGTCCAGCACGGGCTTCCTGGAGATCTGGCAGGCCCCCCTGTCCGGCAGCAACGGCGGCACCTACGCCCTGAACGCCTACCAGGGACCGCTGTCCAAGTACCCCCTGAACGACGGCGTGTGGCACCAGGTCTCGATCCGGATCCAGACCCCGGCCGCCACCGGCGGCAGCTCCTCCTACTACGCCGCCATCGTCGACGGCGTCCAGACCTTCACCTACTTCGGCAGCAACAACCCCGTCACCGACTTCTGCCCGCCCGCAGCCCAGTCCCGCTTCATGATCGGCGCCGCCGAGGGCTGGAACGCCGACACCTCCACCACCGCCCTCGCCTTCTACACAGGCTCGGTCAGCGACCTGGTCGTGCACCAGTTCTCCGACCACTCCATCAACGTCGACTGGTACAACCCCTGGATCGCCTCCTCCACCGGCCACAGCGGGGACCTGACCGGGCTGCGCGTGGCGCGCCTGGCCTCCTACGCCGGCCTGCCCGTCCCCATGGCCACGTTCCTGCTGCCCGGCAACGGCCTGCCCGCGCTGCAGCCCACCATCGGCACCAGCGGCGCCGTCAACGTCGGGGTCACCGCGCACCAGTGCGGCCCGCAGGCCATCGCCGGCCAGAACCCCCTGGACACCCTGCGCACCGCCGCCCGCACCGAGTTGATGCCGCTGTTCGCCGACGCCTACAGCCGCATCACCCTGCAGCCCTCCACCCTGCGCCAGAACCCCGTCGCCGCGGTGACCATCGCCGCCGTCGACCTCGACAAGGCCACCTCCTGGGCGGACGACTTCCAGTACGTCAACAACCAGATGGCCATCACCCCCGCCGGCCAGGGGCAGATCACCGTCAACGCCGGCGGCGCCAACTCCCAGGCCCTGTTCGGCGTCTACGGCGGGACCCTGGCCACCGCCAGCCTCAACGCCGCCGAAGCGGCCAGCCTGGGCGCCGCCGTCATCGGCGCCCGCGCCAATCCGCCCACCCGACCAGCGCCGCTTGCCGTCGAGGCCGGCACCCTCGCGCTGCAGCCCGGATACGGGGCGGCCTGGTACGACGCCGTCCTCGCGCTGACCATCTCCGGCCTGGTCGCCGTGACTGGGTGGACCCAGCAGTCCCCCTACGGCGCCGGGGGATCCAGCAGCCACATCGTCGAGGGCTGGACCGAAACCCTCCAGGCCGGCACCCACCTGTTCGCCTGGGCCACCTCGGCGCCCCAGGGCCCCACCTACCAGCTGGACTCACCCACGCTCGGGCTGCTCGATACGCCCGGCATCACCCTGGCCTACTGAGGAGGACCGGTGACCGCCCGACCCCTGCCCACCATGCCGAGCTTCCTCGCCAACTCCGAGCTCACCTCGACCCAGCTCACGCAGCTGGTGACAGCAACCACCTTCTGGGCCAACCCGCCCTCGTTCCGGGCCGAGCAGCACACCGCCCAGGCCATCGTCAGCGGCACCACCACGCAGATCACCTGCGACACCGTGATCCACGACTCCGACAGCGGCCTGTCAGCCGTCACGCCCTACTCGTACGTCATCCCCTACGCCGGGATCTGGGACTTCTCCGGCGCGGTCAGCTTCGCCGCGAACGCCACCGGGTGGCGGGCCCCGTCCCTGCAGCAGAACGCCGCAACGATCAACGGCTCGCTGATGCTGTACGGCGCGCCCCCCGCCACCGGCAACTCCGGCCAACCCACCCTGGCCAACGGCGTCCCCTGCAACGTCGGCGACGTCATCTCTCTCGCCTTCGACCAGCTCAGCGGCAGCACCCTGAACACCATCGCCTCCGGCTCCTGGTTTGCTGGCACCCTGCGCTCCCTCGCCACCCCCTGACCCCAACTCACGAAAGGTGAACCCGATGCCCGTTGAAGGCATAGACGTCGCCTGGGCGACCCCCGACGTCGCCCAGATCAAAGCCGTCGGCGCCCACTGGGTGGCCCGCTACTTCTCCCACGACCCCTCCAAGGACCTGACCGCCGCGGAGGTCCGCGCCTACACCGCCGCGGGCCTGGGCATCGTGACGGTGTGGGAGTCGACCGCCGGCCGCGCCACCGAGGGCTACGCCGCCGGCGTCGCCGACGCCCTGGCCGCCGACACCCAACGCAAGAACGTCGGCCTCCCGGCCAACATGCCCATCCACTTCGCCGTCGACGAGGACACCAACTGGGCCAGCGTGGCGCGCTACTTCGACGGCGTGATCAGCGTCCTGGGCCTGGCCCGCACCGGCGCCTACGGCGGCCTGGCCGTCATCGCCGGCGCCCACAGCCACGGCATCAAGTACCTGTGGCAGACCGTCGCCTGGTCGCACGGGCAGTGGGCGCCGTACGCCACCATCCGCCAGCCCGGCGGCACCACCCTGTCCGGCGGCGCCGACCTGGACGACGCCGAGGTCCCCGACTTCGGCCAGTACCCCCGCCCCGCCGTAACCAAGCCGCCCGCGCCAACCCCGACTCCCGTACCGACCCCGACCCCGGTTCCGATTCCTGTGGAGGACTCCGAGATGTACATCGTTTCCGTCGACCGCGCCCCCTACACCAACACCCCCGCCGCCTGGCCCGGCGAGTTCCTGCTGACCAGCGCCGGCGAGCTCAAGCACATCGTCGACGCGGCCGACCTGAAGGCCTTCCAGGACCTGGGCATCAAGGGCCCGGTCACCATCAGCGTCGCCCAGTACAACCTGCTTACCGGAAAGTAACACCCAGTACCCGGCCCACCAGCCAGCCCCGAGGGAGAGATATGACCAGCGCCGTCACGCTGTACGGGAGCATCGCCGCGGCGGTACTGGCCACCCTCGCCATCGCGAGCTGGCTGGTGAAAGCCGACCGGCGCCTGCACCGGATGACTGACGTCATCGAACGCGTCGCCCGGCTCCTGGACCCCGAAGACAACAGCCCCGGACTCGCTGAGCGGCTCCGCAGCATCGAGAACCGCACCGCGCGCATCGAAGCCGAGCACCACACCAACGGCGGCTCCACCACCCGCGACGCCATCAACCGCCTCGAAGTCGGCCTCCGCCACCTCAACGACCGCTTCCCAGGCAGCGGCACACCCTGA